AAGCCTGTGTTTGGAGGAATTGAAACCACTCCGGTTGGAATTGATAAGGCACTAAATTATCTCACCGACAAGTGCGAAAAACATTTCAACATTCAGCGTCTCATTGTTGAGAAAGGGCAAGGTTTGGTTGCGTCCAGGCAATATTGTTCTGGATGCAATCGTTCTTCCAATTTGTGCAAATGTGAACATGAAAAGCAAGTGAACTGTGATTTTTCCTTTGAATTTATTAGAACCAACATGGCTCAAATGAATTCAGTGTTGAATAATATCACTGTTCGCATTCCCGAATGCGTTGTTAATTCCAGTATTACCCAGAAGTTGTATATGATGTATCATTACAGCGACTTTTTGGATTTGGAAAAGCAAATGCGCCGGGATATGTCTTTTATTTTTGCAACCATCATGTTCATTTTGTGTTGCCATGGATCATTTACTTTCTTTTACTTCTGTTCTTTCTTGACCATTTGTGTTGGATTATACGTGAGTGCTCTGGCTGCCTGGCGTGATGATATGTGTTCTCGATTGGCAAACAATCGTACTATTACTACAGATCTCTTTGCTTCATTACGCAGGAGCAAGGCTGTACAGTTCTTTTCTGTATGTATGGTTGGGCGTTTGTTGTATTCATGTGTCATGTTTCTCAAGTCCACACACAAAACTCAGAGCGCTTTGGCTCCCAGTTCCGTTGCTGAAATTTTGCAGCGTGATTCTGAAGTGAATCCGTGGGCTACCGTTGAAGCTTCCGAACTCCATGTTTCGGACAAGAACCGCAATATGACTCATGATCAGGTTATGGCACGTGTGCAGAAGAATTTGTTTCACATTACCTTGGTTGAAAACAATTTTTCACAATCATGTGATATATTGGCATTGGGTGGAACTTTGTATTTGTTACCACTGCATATCTTCAAGAACCGTAAAGATATGAAGGCCATGATCACAAAAGGAGATCCCACAAAGTTGAATTCTCAATTTAAAGGGTATGTGAGCATAGCTGCAATGAAACCTATCAAAGGGAAGGACTTATGTATTGTCAATATTCCCTCTGGAGGCCCCATGGCTGACATCAAGCATTTGTTTCCTGATGAAGTCACTGTTTCTGGTAGTGCGCATTTATTGTATCGTAAGGCAGATGGCACTTTGAACAACGATATTTTACGTGCAAACTACATTCACAACTCCGAGGCTGGAGGAGCAGGATATCATTACTACGCACCCTATAATACGTTCACTGGAATGTGTGGTGCTATTTTGGTTTCTGCTTTTGCCAAAAGTTCTGTTATTGGCATTCACCTTCGTGGTATCTCCGGTACTCCCAGTGGCAAAGCTTTGACTGTCACTCGTCAAGAGATTCTCGATACTGTGAATGAGTGCAATGACTGGATTGGGACCATGCCATCCCATGTGAATGGTACTTTTCCTACTACCCGTTATGAGAAGCAAGTGGTATCTACTCAAGATATTCATCCAAAGTCTCCCATCAATTTCTTGGAGTATGATAAATGCAATGTTGAATATCTTGGCCAGACACCTGGGAGGGTTTCACACACCAAGAGTGAAGTGATTAAGACTCCCATCTCTGATCTTGTTGAGGAAGAAACTGGAGTCCCCAATAAACATGGTCCACCTGCTTTCCATTCATGGAAAATGTGGCAGGAATCTTTGAAACATTCTGCAAACCCAGGGCCTGGCGTAGAGCCGACACTCATTGATCGAGCAGTTGTTGATTACGCCAATGGTTTGATTGAAAAACTCCAATCTCCAGATTTCGCCGATTGGGTGAGAGATGAATTGAAGCCTCTCAACGAGATGGAAACTCTTTGTGGTGTTGATGGAAAGCGTTTCATTGATCCTATGAAGAAAGGAACGTCAAAAGGTTTCCCTCTTACTGGTGAAAAGCGGGAATGGATCTATCTCTTGAATCCCGAGGATTATCCTGATCACGAGTGTCCTGCTGAGTGTGATGCCCGCATCATGGAAGAGTTTGAAAAGATGCGGACAATGCTTTTGCGTGGGGAACGTTGCTATGCTATCTTCAAAGCATGTGTTAAAGATGAACCTACAAAAATTGGAAAGGATAAAGTGCGTGTATTTCAAGCAGCTGATTGGGCATTCCAAATGCTTGTACGTATGTATTTCCTGCCCATTGCTCGGATCTTTTCAATGTTTCCCATTGATTCTGAATGCGCAGTTGGTGTGAATGCAATGGGTCCTGAGTGGGACATTTTAGCCAAACATATGCGAAAGTTTGGAGAAGATAGGATCTTGGCTGGGGACTACAGCAAATATGATCTCCGCATGCCTGCATCTCTCATCATTGCCGCTTTCAAAGTTCTGATCAGAGTTGGAGAGGAATGCGGTCAATACACCTCTGATGATATTATGATTATGCGAGGTATCTGTACTGAGATTGCATTTTCTTGCGTTGCGTATAATGGTGATATTATTATTCACAGAGGATCAAATCCTTCTGGACAGAATCTCACCGTGTATGTCAACTGCATTGTCAATTCTCTTTTGCTTCGATGTGCTTATTATCATATGTATCCCGCTGAGGAAGGAAACCCTGAACCATTTCGTCGTAATTGTGCTGTGATGACTTATGGTGATGACGTGAAGGGTTCAGTTCGAAAGGGATGCGACTGGTTCAATCACATTTCCTATGCTGATTTCCTTGCTAGGCGTGGAATGGTCTTTACCATGCCTGACAAAGAATCAGAGCCCACTCCTTACATGAATGATGATGACGCAGATTTTCTGAAGCGTCACAATTTGTTCAGTGAGGACACTGGATTCATTCATGGTGTGTTGGATGAAGCATCCATTTTCAAATCTTTACACACCGTATTGAAGTCTAAGTCTGTTTCAGCTTATGATCAATCTGCCAGCAATATTGATGGAGCACTTCGTGAATGGTGGCAATATGGTCGTGACATGTATGAAAAGCGTCGTGCTCAGATGACACGTGTTGCTCAACGTGCTGGCATTTCTCATATGTGCAATGAGTTGGAAAGGACTTATGATGATCGCCTTGCAATGTTTAAGGAGAAATACGAATCTGCTTAGATATTGCATCTGGTCCTGGGATGACATTAAACTCATCCAAACTCCGGAACCATCCGTAGTATAAGTTTAAAATGGTTGTGTTGTATTGGATACCATATGTGTTGAATTTTTGATGTTATTTTGTA